GTTCGGGCCGCGAACGCTAATGTGGACAAGCTCGCGCAGAGCGTGGGGAAACTCGACAAGCTCACGAAGGGAATGCAGTCTGTCGGCAAGTCCATGATGGGCGCCGGCGCCGTCATGGGTGTGGGTGTGGGTGCCACACTGAAGGCATTCGCGGACCTGGAGCAGGCCCAGGTGGAACTCCGCAACGCCTTCGCGGATCCGTCCAGCCTGAAGTATTTCGAGGAAATCAACAGGCAAGCCATCAAGGCCGGGGACCTCTATCCGGGGACCTCGGCCGACTTCCTGAACCTCGCCGCCTCCATGAAGATGGCCGGCGCCGATGCCGCAAGCATGGCCGCGGGTGGGTTCAAGGCTGCATCCGCCCTCCAGGTTATGTTTAAGATGGCACCCGGCGAGGCTGGGGCATTCTTCCAGGAAATGTCCAACGCTATGGGCATCGCCGGGAAGGATGCGGAAGCATTCGCGGATCAGATCCAGCGGGTGCGGTACGCCTCCGGCCTGTCTGCCTCCGGCATCCATGACGCCCTGAAGTATGCCGCGGCGCCCATGAAATCCCTCGGCATCCAGGGGATGGGGCAGTCCTCCCTCGTGCTGGCCACGATGGGAAGCCTAAAAAAGGGCGGACTGGCGGACGAGCAAGTGGGCACGGCCATGGCCCAGTTCCTGGACCGCCTGGCCATCGCACGTGCCCGCCTGGCGGCCGGTGACACCCGCGGCGCCGCGATGAAAGCGGCCTTTGGGGAGTTGGACAAGTCCGGCGTCAAACTGGACTTCTTCGATGCCAAGGGCGGATTCCTGGGCCTTGCCAATGCCCTGGGGCAGATCACCCAAGTGGGCAAGATGAACGATGCCGCCCGGTCCCTCGTGGGCAAGGGCCTATTCGGGGCCCAGGGCGCCCGCGTTCTCACGGCCGCGAACATGGACCAGGTAAACACCATGCTGGCCAGGATGCGCGAACAGGAAAGCCTTCAGACACGCCTGGACCGAATCACGAACACGCTTGGGAACCGCTGGGAATCCTTGAAGGGAACCGCGGTGAACGCCCTGGCCGCCATCGGGGAGAAGATGGCCCCGGTGCTTACGCCCCTGCTGGACAAGCTGAACGGCATCGTGGGAAACATCAGAGACTGGATCGACCGGAACCCGAAGATGGCCGCCACCATCGGCCTGGCCGCGGGTGCCCTGGCATCATTCCTGGTGGCCGGCGGCGGAACGCTGTGGGTGGTGGGAAAGCTCATCGGCATGTTCGCCACCATCCAGCCCCTGCTGGCCGGGTTCGCGGCCAAGTCCATGCTTGCCGCGTGGCCGGTGGCCCTCCTGGCACTTGGTGGGCTCCTGGTATACAAACACTGGGACGTGGTGGGGCCGATGTTCAAGGACATCGGAACGAACCTTGGAATCGTTTTCGATGCCATGGGGGACGTGTTCGGCGCCTTGCGCCCGCTGGGCGGGGAGCTGGACAAATTCAATGAGAAACTTTCCGCAACCCAGACCATCGCCATCCTGCTGGCAAAGGCCATTGGAGCGATTGCATACGGCCTTACCGTGATCGTGGCCGTTCAGAAGGCCGCCTTCGCCGGTGTGCGGGCCTACCTTCCCGGGAATGGACTCTACACTGGGACCATGAAGGACGCGAAGCAGGGCTGGGAATCCGGCGGGCTCGTGGGTGGTGCCTGGGGCGCCATTTCGGGCGCCTGGCAACGGACCACCGGCAAAGCCTGGGACGTGGGCATGACCACCATGGAAGGCGCCAAGGATCCGCTGGGACTGTTCGGGCCCACGGCCAGGGCCGCCGCCAGCGCACCCGCACCGGTGAACGTGGGAGGCATTCAGATCCAGGTGGACGGGAGCAAGGATCCCAAGGCCACGGCGGATGAAATCGACCGCATGATGCGCGAAAAGGCCGCGGAATACGGATTCATGTTCCAGGGCCGGATGGCCGCCGCCAATCGAGGAGCTTACTAATGGCAACCGCCGGTGAAACCTTCGCCCTGCTGGGGGACCTGGAACTGCGCCTGGCGAACACCCCGCGAGACTGGGAGGAAAAGTCCACGGCCGCGTATGCCGAACATGAGGTGATCGACAACCGGCCCAAGCTGCAAAGCATGGGGAACCGGCTGGACGAAATCCACCTCGTCTTTGCCCTCCATGCTGGGGCAGCGGACATCGGAGCCACGTACAATTCCCTGTGGGAATCTAAGGAAAATTCCGAGGTGGTCCCGCTCACGATGGGCGATGGTGAATACCTGGGGGATTTCGTAATTACAGAGCTGTCATTCAAGCGGCTGGCCACGTTCCCGAATGGCACCACGATGGCGGCCGAGGTGGGCGTGAACCTGAAGGAGTGGATTCCCACGCGGGCCCTGACCATCACGAAGCGTGACGCCCCTGCCGTGAAGGCATCGAACCCTGAAAAGAAAACCACCCGATACACCCAATCCGGAACCAGCGACATTGTGCCGAGTTGACCATGACCGAATACCTCGAGTACCAGACGAAGCCCGGGGACCGATGGGATCTCATCGCATGGGCGAACTATGGGGACCCATACGCCTATGAGGAACTGATCCGGGCGAATCCCACCGTGGCGGCCGAGCCCATCCTGTCAGGCGGGATCAACCTGCGCGTGCCCATCCTGGAGGCCACCACTCTAAACTCGGAATGGGCGCCATGGCGGACCTAGTACCGAGGCCGATATTCCGCACCGTTTACGGATCCGGGGACGTTTCCGCGGAAATCGAATCCTTCGTCACGTCCATCACGTACGTGGATAATCTTAGCGGCCAGGCGGACAGCTTGGACATCGCCCTGGAGGATCGGGATTCCCTGTTCGCGGGCTCGTTCTGGCCCCAGCGCGGCGATGACATCAGCCTGATGATCGGTTACGACGTGGGGGAACTGGCCGGGATGTGGCCCTGCGGGGATTTTGTGATAGACGAAATCGAGGCATCCGGGCCGCCGGACATCGTGACGGTGAAGGGTCTGTCCACCAGTGTGAAAACGCCCACCCTGCGGACGGTGAAATCCCGCGGTTTTGAGAATGTGAAGCTGAAGGAAATCCTGGCCAAGGTGGGGGCGGAACTCAATTACAGCGTGGGCGGACGCGTCCCTGACATTCGATTTGAGCGCGTGACCCAGTATCAGGAAACAGACCTGGCATTCCTTCGGAGGATCGGAGAGGCGCACGGCTGCATCGTGAAGGTGCGCGGAACGGAAATCATCGTGGACCCGATCCAGGCCCTTATGGGCGCCGAATCCCAGACGGAGATATGGCGGGAGGACGCTATCCGCTATCGGTTCCGGAGCAAAACGGCGGACAGCACGAAGGACCGCGTGACACGTTACTGGAATCCAGCCTTGAAGGGGCAGATTCGCGGCCTAACAGAAAAGCCCGTGCCGGTGATCTCTAACGGCCTCCGTGTCCCTGGCCAGAAGATCGCCACACCAGCATCCTGGCTGGGTGGTGACCGCATCGGACGCTTCGATGTGGAAAAGATTTTGGACCGTGTGGAGAACCAGGCCCAGGCGGATGCCCGTATTGCCGGTCGCCTCGCACACGCCACCCTCGGCCAGGTGGAGGGCACCCTGGAGATTCCGGGGGACCCACGCCTCCGTGCCGGCATGGTGGTCACGCTGTCCGGTTTCGCCGGTGCTGTGGATGGGCCCTACCTGGTGAAGCGCGCCAGCCACAAGCTGACCCGTTCGGCCGGATACGTCACGGAGCTGGACCTCGGGAGCGCCACGGCTAACGGTGCCACGAAGAAGACGAACACGAAGAAGCGGACCAAGACAAGCACGAGGAAACCATGAGGGTGGGCATCATTTCCCAGATCGACGCGGCCGGACATCGGGCCCGGGTTCAGTTCCCGGAGGCCGACAAGGACACCACGGACGGGGGGGACAAGGGCCTGGAAACGTACTGGTTTCCCGTGGTCTGCCAGTGGTCTACGGGAAGCCAGGCGTTCTGTATGCCCACCATCGGGGAACAGGTGGTATGCCTCATGGACGAAAATGCGGATTTCGGCGTGATCCTGGGCGGGATTTACAACAGCGAAGACACCCCTCCGGATGCGCCCGAAACGGCCCGATACCACGAATACCCGGACGGCACGATTATCCAATACGACCCAGACGCCCACGAACTCACGGCGGACGTGAAGGGTGACGTGATCCTCAAGGCCACCGGGGACCTCACCGCGGAAATCGACGGGGACGCCACCCTGAAAGCGGACGGGAAAATCAACGTGGAATCGGGTTCGGACATGACCCTGAAGGCCACGGGGAAGATCCTCCTCCAGGCGCCGAACGTCGAGACGAGCGCCGACTTCAAAGTGGGTGGGAACGAACTCGTCACCGGCACAAACCCGGCGCATCACACGCACCCGGTCGTGGGTGCTGTGGCCACTGCGGTGCCGTAAAAAGGAGCCTTCGGGCTTAGACTGTCCTGGATCTAAGGCCCAGCCTTGAGGCATGGCGCTAGACCTCCGCACGCTAGATGCCGCGTACTGGCAACCGAAAAACGCCCACCTTGGTGAGGTGGCATCGGGCATATACGACATCAATCAGTGCATCATCGCCATCATCAGCACGCCGAAAGGATCGGACCCGCACCGGCCGGACTTCGCGGTGGGGCTCATGGATTACATGGATCGGCCCATCACCTGGGTGCGCCCGCGGCTCACACGGGAGATCATCGCGGCCATCGCCAAGTGGGAACGCCGCGCAACCGTCCAGGCGGTGGTGGTTTCGATTGATAACAGCACCTTAACCATTCGTGTGACGTGGACACCCTCGGGCCTCGTGAACACGGAAAGCGCCGCGTCCTACCAGACCACGCTATCCGCGCCGGCCAGCGTGTCCCTCGTCACCTCGCCCTTCGTGTCCATCCCATTCACGTCCACAGTGGAATTCCTGGGCGCCATCGACGGGGGCACGGCATGACGGTGGTGAAGCCCATCCAGCTCCGGCGGAATACCAAGGCGTACGGCCTGGCCCTCACGGACGGGATGCTGGGCGAGATATTTGTTTGCACGGACGTGCCAGAAATCCTGGTAGGGACCGGCTCGGGATTCCAGGCCCTCCGTGCTGCGGCCTATCCCGCGCCCTGGTCCACGTCACGCTCAACCGTGAGCCACACCACGGCATCCCTGGCCGCCGATGCCTCCGAAGACGCCTCCCTCACGGTGCCGAAGTCCTATGGGATTCTGCACGTGTCCACGAACTATCCGGCCCGGGTGCGCCTCTACCTGTCCAGCGCCCAGCGAACCGCGGACGCTGCGCGGGACGAACTCACGGACCCCGAGGGGGATCATGGCTGCATCCTGGAGGTGATAACCACCGGATCCGTGCTGGCCCTGGACCTCTCGCCGGTGGCGTTCGGAATCTGCCCGACCGGGACCACGGCCTATCTGACCGTGAAAAACAAGGACACCGTTTCCCGCGCTATCACGGTTTCGCTGTCGGTGCTGGAACTGGAGGACGCATGAGTACGGCAACCGGACAGCAGGCCACCCAGGTGACGGATGATGCCGCGTTCCGTTCGATGATAACGACTATCCGCGACCGGTTTACCGCGATAGGGCTCACCAAGATTACATGCACGGGTGAAGTGAACACGTCCACCGTGACCAAGCCCTCCGTGGTTAGCACCTATGCCGGGCGCATGATCTTTGCCTTTGACGATTCATTGCAGGCGACCTATCCCGTTTACATCGAGGTTTCGTTCGGTGTCACGGCCCACGTCCAGCAGTTCCTCATCGGGATGCGGTGTGGAACTGGATACGTGGATGCCACCGCCAGCGTGGACAATGACGCTCCAGTGGTTTCCGCGATGTTCGGCGGAAGTGTAAACGGAAACTACACCCGGCAGTATCACTGGAATTACAACAGTGACTACGGCCTGGTTATGAGCTGGGCCGATGATTCGGCCTCCAGCGTTTATCCGGAATGCGTGGCCATTGAACGAACCACCACCAATGGAGCCTCTGATTCCCGGGGCGTCATGTTCGTGGCGTTCTCGAATACCCGATACTCTTACGTGGTTTATTCAGGCGATGCAACGGTGGACAGTTACGCCTCGAATACCTGCACTGTCCCGATTACTGGAAGCGGAGCCATCGGGAACACCATCTACATGTTCCCAATTCGCGCCATGACGGCCAGCGGGGAGGAGGCTCCGTTCCGTACCGTGTTCGGAGCGTTTAGGGTAGACCTAACCAACCAGGTGGCCGTTTCGACATCGGTATGGTATGGCGGGACGAAGAGTGTACTACCGTTCACCACGGCCCTGGTGGGGGCCCGCACCCCGGTAACCGGACCCACGCCGGCGAACACCGTAGACCCGGCAATCCTGTGGGAATAGGCCATGACCACGTACGCCCTCGCCGCTCCTAGTACCCAAACGTTTCAGACGGCTGCATCCGCCGTGAAGACCGTCAAATCACCGTGTGATGGCCAGTCCTCCGGGTTCTCCATGAGGCCCACCTTCGGCCAGATATGGCCCCGCACCGTGAGGCAGACCTCATGACAGATTCCGTTTCCCGTCCCGTTTTCCTGGCCACGGATCCGCTCACCGTCACCACGGACTGCATCGCCCTTTTCGAGTCCACGCTCGGGAAAACGCTGGAGCCCGCCCAGGTGGAGCGCCTCCTGGTCAATGCGATGGCCTACCGGGAATCCCTCCTCCGCATGGACGTGCAGCGCACCGGGGAGCAGTGCCTGGTAGCGTTCGCCACCGGCACGAACCTGGAGCGCCTGGCGGACCTCGTGGGTGTCACGCGCCTGGTGAACGTCAAGGCCACTGTCACCGTGCGGTTCACGCTGTCCACGGTGCAGGGCACGGACGTGGCGATAGCGGCCGGCACGCGGGTGAAGACATACGATGAAGCGTGGCTCTTTGAGGTGACCACGACATCAAAGATCGCCGCCGGGAACCTCTATGCCGACATCGAATGCGAGGCCCAGGTGGCTGGATCCGCGCAGAACAGATACACCGCTGGCCAGATCGCCACGCTCGTGGACCCCATCGTGGGCGTGGCCAGTGTGGCGAACACCACCACCAGCACCGGGGGCGTGGACACCGAAACGGATGACGCCCTCCGGGAACGGTGCCGGCTGGCGCCGTATCGCTTCGGCACGGCCGGATCCTATGGGGCATATCGGTTCTGGGCACTATCCGCGGGTGCCTGGGTGGTCGATGCCAAGGTGACGAGCCCCACGCCCGGCAACATCCAGGTGGCCGTCCTAACGAACCAGGGCGAACCCACCGCGGACCAGCTCCAGGCGGTGGAGGACATCCTCACGGACGAAACCGTGCGGCCCATCACCGACACGGTTACCGTGATCGCCGCAAACCAAATTGACTATGACATTGACGTGGAACTCACGCTCTACACCGGCCAGGATTCCACCAGCGTGTCCGCGGCCGTGACCACTGCCCTGGAAGCCCTCGCCCAGACCCGCCGCGTTCGGCTGGGCCTGGACATCACGCCGGCCCAGATCCTGGCGGCCGTGCTAACGGTGCCCGGCATCTATGACGCCACCCTGAACGATCCCACGGGCCCCGTGGTGGCCGATGATGGCGACTGGCTGAACCTCGATGACCTCACCGTGACCGTGACGGGAACCGCCAATGGCTGAACTGTCATTCACACCGTTCATCCACGACGAGCGCGGACTCGGCCTTGAGGCTGTGCTGGCTCGTCTGGGTGACGTGGACCTGTCGGAAATCAACGTGATGGACATCGAAAACGTGGTGTCCTCGGCCCTCCAACCCATCGCCTATGGGTTCGATATGCTCGGCCCGCTGTGGGACAAGCTCACGGATTCTGCCGCACGCCGGGCGTTCATTCTGGACATGTACCACCTCCAAGGCCGCCGAGGAACACCCTGGAGCGTGGTGACCGCTCTGGGTCACCTTGGATGGGAAAACGCCCAGGTGCTGGAGATGCAGCAGGCTCTCTACCACAACGGATTTATCACGGCGCGGAATGGGTTCTACTACCGGAACAGTGCGCCATCCGCCTGGTATGCCTGGTTCGTGGAAATCCCCGTGGGCGCCGCGGACAGCTACACCACCGCGGACCATGCGGACGTGCTGGAGGTGGCCCAGTACTATGGCCCGCTTCGTGCCCGTCTTGAAAAGGTGATCCTGAACCTTGGAACGCTCACCAGCAGCGGAGGTGGGACGCCCTCCTGGTCCGGGACGGACGAGCTGACCTCGTTCGGCGTGTCTGCGGACGGGACCACCTGGACCACGCACGTGTTCGGGGGCTTGACGGTGGGATCCGGGACGGCCACGGCCACCTGGATGATCGGCACGAACCTGGCCAATTCCATGGCCATCACCCACGTGGGGCTCATCAAGAAGGACGGCACGGTGTACGCCTCCAAGACGATTCCGCGCATTGACAAAACCTCTGACATCGAGCTGAAAGGCTCCTGGACTTTTACCTGGTGACGCGATGACAAACCTCACTGATTCATCCACCTGGACCACTGGCGTATATCAGCTCGAAACCACGGACCCCGTGCAGGGTGGCCCCGGTGGGATCGACAATCAGCAGGCACAGGATCTGGCAAACCGTACGAAATGGCTGAAGGACAAGCTCGCCGCGGTGGCGGTGGACACGGACCTGGTGGAGGTGGTTTACACGTCCTCGGGCACGTGGACCGTGCCGGCCGGTGTGGATGA